CCTCCCCAAGCCGCCCAGGCCACTCTTCCTTTTGACGGATATCCTTTTTCTCCTTTTCTAAAACCCTCTGCTTTTTTATCTACCTCATGGCGGCTAAAAAAACTAAACATCCGCAGGGTAACATCTGGTGAAAGCTCTGAGCCACTTAAAATTTGTGTCGCTCTAACTGCTGCTACTTGTGTACCTCCGGCTCTACCTTCTTTTTTCCAGTTTTTATATCTCTGAGCTTCAGTCTTCATACCCTCAGTAGGTTTAAGATTGATCTCTGTACCGCTTACATTTGCCATAATTACTTAGTTTTTTTTCGTGTTCTCTTAGATCTAATTGGAGCAATTCTTGGAGTTGTTGGTTGATTAGAAGACAAGTCAAGTTCTAATTGACCCATTTCTACCTCAAGATCAAGATCTTTATCTAATGTAACGCCTAGGTCTTTAGCGACTTCCTGTTCTCGTGATATTTCTGAAATAATATCGTCATAATCACCGCCATTTGTAGCTGCTATCACTTGTGCTTTACTCATATAACCAGCTTGCTCCGCTTCTCTAAAAGCTCTTACTTCTTTTAAAGGATCAACATAGTGCTGTGCTGGTGGAGTCCATCTTGGTTTTATATATCTTTCTGGTCTTGTCGCATAATCATCAAAATCTAACTCTCCTACTAAAACAGCTAACTTCATCCATTCTTTGAATACTCTTAGATGCAAATTGTTAATTAAATATTTTTGACAAAACTTCCAATGTTCTCTATCTTCTAAAAGACTTAATCTTGAACTTGAATAATTAGTCTCGCTAAAATCTTTTGATATTGTTTCAAAACTACAACCAATACCTGTAGCAAAACGTCTAATTTTATTTTTAACAAACATCTCATATTGTTGAGATGGATAATCTATATCTGGAATTGTAACTTTCTCATTCGGCATCAAATATCTAAATGTACCAGGCTCAAATGACTGTATTCTTTGACCATTGGAAACTTCATCTCCAATAAGCTCTCCCTGATCATTTTCCACAAAACCCATTATGCTCGCGCCTGCTCTGGCCCTAATTACTGCTGCCTCTTCATATCCCTGTAATTGATGCATATCTGCCATGACACTATGAAACCAAGGAACACCTCTATTTTGACCTGGTCTTTCTGGAAGGTAAAGATGAATTATGTCATCTGCGTTAATAAATATATGCAGTTTTTGGTTATTTGAATAATCAAGATAATATGCATCGCCAGGGTGCTTAGTAAGGATTGCATACCTTACTGGTCTTCCCCATTCGTCAATTTCCACGCCATTACGCCATTCGTTTTTTATCTTTAATGTCTTACCTGTATATTCTTCATCTAACATATCTGACTCTATAAGCTGTAAAGCAAGAGGTACTTTAGAGTTGCCAAATTGTTGTCTAACTATTCTAAAAATAGCTTCACCAGATTCGCATAAAGCTCCAGCAGCTAACCACTCAAATTCATGAAATCCATACCTACCTGCACAATCACAGCTATTAGGGGATGACCATTCAGCCCACTTTTGTTCTATTAAATTATTTACTCTTTGATCCCTTTTGTTACCACGAACTTGTAATACTCTAGATTGAAACTTCATACCAGTTCCAACCATATTAATTTGTGTTGTTCTTTTTGCCTGTCTAGCGTATGGATTATTTCTAACTAATTCTCTTGATCTATCTCTTAATTTCCTAAGACTATTTCTAATTTCAGCATCTGCACTTAGTTGGCTAGCCATCCAATCTGATGTAAGTCTAGAAACTAATGCTCCTTGATATGCTCGTAAATTTTTTAAAGGATTTGCTTTTTCTCCAAAACCTAAGACTCTTTTTACTGCATTTGTAATGTTAGATCTAATTCCCATTAGTATGCTCCATTAAAACGAACAAATGTTGCTCTTGGATTTCCAAGACCATTTGCAATAAGTTCTGCTTGTTTTTCTCTTATTAATTCTGCCTTATATCTACTTTCTAACATTATTAATTCTGACAATTCATATTTCTTTGCTGATCTTGTACCAATTTTATATTCTTGTACAACCCCACCGCTAATAATATTCCTTATAGCAGTTTGTATTGTTTCTAGATCTTTTTCTACTTGACTTCTTCCATCAAAAGCAGGTGCTGTACCACTAAATTCAAGAGATTCTAAAACTTTAAATGCACCAGTTGCTATAGTTTGTTTTTCCGCTCCAGATTTATTAGCTACTGCTTGATAAAACCAATTCCCTGCCGCAAAAGTAGATGAAACATTGCTTGCTATTGAGAATTGAAAGCCATCATTGAAAGCTGTGCTAGTTACAGATGATCCTAACGGCCCTTCATTTGTCCTTAAATAATAAATTACAGACCAATCTGGACTGCTAATACTATTACCAAATACATCTTGAGTAGCAGCTAACCTCCATTGAATGAGGTCACCTGCTCTAATTTCTGCTGGAAAAGTCATGCTTTTAGTTACCAATTAGCGACAAAATTAGCCTTTTTAGGCGAATTAGTACGATTTAAGTCTATCTTAGCCTCCTTTATAGGCTTTTTCTCTTCAAATCTTCTAGCAAATTGGTTATATATAGTTTTTCTATCATGTATTTGTAATAATTTTTGAAAACTTGCATATGCATACACCATTTCATCTAATGCTTCATTAGCTTGATTGTTTTTTTTCATCCATACTCTTTCTTGGTAACCATTCTTGTTCTTTAACACTTGTCTTTCTGCTGTAAGCTCTTCAAAATACTCTCTAGTAGTTGTTGGATAGAAATGTATATATCCATGACCTACTTCTGCATCTTTTAGCTTGTTATGTAAGGTAGTTTTGATGACATCAACACCTACTGGATATAAACCGAGTGATTTCTTAAGTACTTTACCTCGATAATTTATATCTACTCTAGAAACCTTTCCCAAAGGTGGCTTGCCCTTTATACCAATACCTTTTATACCTATTAAACCTAAATGTTCTCTTTCTCTAACGTACTGGTAAGTTTCCTGAGTATAGTGGCCTCCTGTATCGATTGCTGCTGTGTCTATTTTTAATTCTTTACCATCCTCATTAATATATTTACTTTGCAAAACTTCATCAAGCTGCACCCATAAATCCGCTCTAGCTGGAGATCCGTAAATTACTTTTCTATCAACAAGATACATTTCCTCATTTCGACCAAAACCTATAACTGACATACTCAACCTGTCATCTTGTACATCAATACCAAGAGTTAATATTAAAACTTCTTTTGGAGGTATGCCTTCTTTGTATGTTTCTTCTGCTGCACGTTTTGATAAACCCTCTGCACTAGCTTTTGTATGATATTCATCTTCATAGACTTCTCCACAAGTTACATTTACAAAAGTCTTAAGTTGTTCTTGGTCATCTTTACAAGCAAGATACTCCTCCATCAAATTTTCCCAACTTGCATTTGGTGAATATGAATATGCAGCCCATATATGAAAACCAACATGTTTACCATTTGATGGTGCTGTAGCTCGCCACTCGCCGCGTTCTACCATCCATCTTTTTTTTGAATGTGGAATATGATAATTACATTTCTCGCATTTATATATTGTTGTGCTTGGATCATTGTCAAAACACTCAAAATTAGGCCATTTTAAATACTGCATATGATTGCATTTTGGATTAGGGCATGGAACATAATATCGTCGTTGATCTGTTTGATTAAATAATTTTTCTATACGACTAAAATCTTTTACTGTTGGCGTTGAACCTGCAACAATTTTTCTATTTGCAAAAAACTCTGTACGTTTTATACCAAGCTTAATTTGATCACCTTCAGTTCCAGCAGATGCTGGATAACCATCTGTTTCATCAAACAGGACTATACGTCTAGATACTCTTCTAAAACCTCTTGGTGAGTTAGCACCAACAAGAGTTAGATTTCCACCAGGAAATAATTTTTGTAAAAGTGTATTTTGCCCATCTTTTGCTTTTGCATCACTTACTAGACCTTGTAAACATTTTGTATCCCGAAGCATTGGCGCAATCTCTTCTTTAGAGTACCCGGTAGCGTCTTCAATAGTTGGTTGCACGATCATTATTGGGCAAGGATCATTATGGATGTGATAAGCAATAATGTGATTCAAAATTTTAGAATATCCAACCCTTGCAGATTTCATTACTGATATCTGTTCAATATTGGAATCTGTAACTGCATCCATAATTCCTTTTTGATATGGCAGCGTACGCCATCTTCCACCCTCCGCTGAACTTTCTACTGAAAGATATGCATATTGATTTGCCCAATCGCTAAGACTTAATTTTTTTGGTGGCTTAAATGCCTCATATGCTTTTTTTTCTAAATCGAAAATGCTTGTCATGCAGCAGATAATTCCTCTAATGCTTCT